AAAATCTCGGAGAAGTTGTACTGCACCGCATGAGGTGTGATGGCATCACCGGTGGACACATCAATACTCATCGGCGGCGGAAGTGGGGCTGTACGAACAAATCTCCCGTCTGAACAATCATCGTCCTTTTCGGCTTCCCCCGATGAGGGCGACGACCCTAAATTTTTTCGGCACTCTAAGTGTACGGTACGAACTCTTGGCTCCAATGTAACCATTCAAATGGTCGGGAGCGTGTTCGTTCTGTACTGCGAGATACCAACTCGCCAATAATGGTAATCCCCGGTTCTTTCATGTTTTTGGTGAAAGAGCCGGGGATTTTTTGTTATTTTTACCCGTTTTTCGGAAGAATTTGCCGAAAGTAGTAGTTTCCTGCCAAAATCCAGCTAAGCCGATTTGAAATCGGTAGAATTTTGGATAAAGGAGATTGGCTTATGATTAGGATTTTACTGTCAACGCGTCTCGGCGAAAGGCGCATGACGCAAACGGAACTTGCCCGCGCAACCGGCATCCGCGCTCAAACCATCAATGAACTGTATCACGACTTTGCAGAAAGAATCAGTCTTGACGATCTGGATTTGATTTGTGAAGCTCTGGATTGTAGCATTGATGAGTTGATTGTCCGTGAACCCAACGAGGAGCTTCGAGTCACGGAGGTGCGCCGGATCCCGAAAACCGTAAACAAGGCCCGAAAGAAGTAAGTTGTTCTCCCCTGCCCGGATACACAATCCGGGCTTTTTATATAAATATATTTGTTTATTTTATCATCTATTTTCTTGATAAAATATCGGTTTTGCTGTTGTCTTTCAAGGTAAAAAGGAAGATACTATAATCACAGCAAGGGAGTACGACCGGAAGGCAAGGGGCGAAGTAAGAGCCGGGAGCGCAGTAAGTCGTGAGCGCATGCTAAGTCAGTAACCCACTCCCCTGCTGATTTTTATTTTATCTTTTCAGCCAAAGAAAGAGAGGGCATTATGAAAAAGTTTGATCTGTCCGCCATCATGCGCAAGGCATGGAAGCTGTATCGAAAGGGCGTTGCCGCCTTTTCCGAGTGCCTGCACCGGGCATGGAACAGTGCAAAGGCCGAGCCGATCAACGCCCAGCGCATCGAGGAAGCCCAGCAGGCCGCCGGGGTAGCCGAGCCGGTGAACACTTGGGCAGGCTGGAAAGCCGCCGGGTACATGGTGGAGCATGGCGCAAAGGCCCTGTTTCAGGCTGTGCTTATCCACAGCAGCAAGGGGGACGGCCAGACCTACCGGGCATCGTTCTTTGGCGCTTCTCAGGTAAAGTCCTTACCCACGGCATAAAGAAAGCCGCCAGCGCTTCAAAAACACTGGCGGCTTTTATCATACCTCTGTTCCATCCGGGAAGCGGAAGTTCACAACAAGTTCTGCGCCCATGGCCTGCGCCATCTGCTCCAGTTCTTCATACTTGAACTTTCCTGTTTTCATTCGCTGGTTGAATGCCTGCGGGGTGGTGTCCATCCGCCGGGCAAGTTCAGCTTCTTTTACTTTGGCAACAGCTTCAGCCATTTTGATTTTCGTTGGGAAATCCATGCTCATCACCTCACCGCAAGTATAAATGATTTCCTGTATTTTGTCAAGAAATATTTTCAAAAATATAGGTTTTTCTTTAAGAAAAGCCTTGACATTATAAAGGAAATCCTGTATAATATAGGTGTCAGGAGGAGCGGGAAGCTCACCGGAAAGGAGAACAGACCGATGGATGAAAAAGTAAAAGCTCTGAAAGAGCTGCTGGAAATCTTGGTCGAACATCCCGATCTTGCAGAGCGGATAACGATCACGATTAAACCCAACAGAATCATTCAGAGCAACGAGACCCCCACGGATAACAAGTAATCCGTAAGAGCAGGGCGGCGGGTAGGAGCCGCCGCCCTCGCTTTTTAATTATAACCACCCACCGATGAAAAATCAAGGAGAATATATATGAACAGAGAGCGCAGAAAGGCCCTGCAGGCCATCGTTGACCAGCTTGAAACCCTCCAGATGCAGCTTGAGGAAATCCAGACCGAGGAAGAAGAATACCGGGACAACATCCCTGAAAACTTCCAGAGCGGCGAGCGGTACGAGCGTACCGAGGAAATCTGTGAAAGCCTGTCCGATGCGGTAAGCAGTCTGGAAGATGCCACCAGCAGCATTGAAGAAGCGATTGAGTAAGGAGAAGCGCCATGACCATCCGAGAATTTGCAAAGCTGAACAACTTCCCCATCAAGGGCAAGCTGACCCGCATTCCTGATGAGGTCGAATACGACTTCAACGACCGGCCGCACAACTGCAAGCGGTACGTTGACGAAGATTTCAATGAATACGGCATCCATGAGGACGGCTTCATTGTTGCCATCCCCTGCGAAAAGGCTTGGGGGTTCAGCACCAAAGAGAAGTCCCGGATTGCCGCCATGATTGAAAAAGAGCGCCAGGAAGCCGCTGAGCGCCGGATGTTCGGTGATTGATGGGAGGTATGAATTGAATGCTTACGCTTGAGCAGGCGCTTCAGCACGGCGCCGCCGTCGGTGTCAAATACTATGTGAAAAACAGCTATGACAAAATCGTTGGCGGAACCTGCACAGAAGAACAGGCGCTTTCCATGAAGAAGCGCTTCGAGGAAGAAGACAAGCACAACCCTTGGACAAAAGGATCCACCCGCTTTTACATTACAAAAATAGGATGAGGTTTACTATGAATGATTTGGAGCAAGCTCTCCGCATCCTGCGCGGAAGCAAACAATATAATTTCAATGGCACGGTTTTGACGGTGATCGGCTATTATACCGGAAAGCGCATTTCCCTTGATTTGGGCAAGCTGGATGCGGATATGCTGGAAGCCCTCACCCCAGATGAGGAAGCCGATGACGGCGACATTTGGTAGTTTACAAACAAAAAATCCCCCTGCACTGGCCGATGAAGTCAATGCAGGGGGATTTTGTATGCCGCCGGGGCGGCGAAATGTAAAAATCAAGAGTGGAACATCTTTTTCAAGATATGCCACTCTCTACAAAAGCCATAGCTTTTCAAGTGGTTCTATTTTAGCTGGCGTTTATGTATCCGTCAAGCCTTTTTGGTACTCAGCGCCGCAGTCATAGCGTCAAAAGCGCGCTCAATGACCGCATCAAGCACTTCATCGGTGATCGCCCACTGGATGATGGCCGGGCATTTGGCACGCAGGGCGGCGAAAACCTGCTTTTTCTTTTTCGCCCCCTGCCCCGAACCCATAATGGACTCTTCGGCCCGGTTCACCAGTTCCAGCGCCAGATCCTTGACGGTGGCCTTGTAGCCCAGCCGGATGCCGCCGATCGCCAGCGAAACAAAACCCGCCGCCATCAGAATAACAGCGACAGGCACGGGAATAAAGCTCAGAATAGCTTCCATGATGTTTTCCTCCTATGTCACAGATACTTGTTGGCCCCGGAGATTGCCCGCCAACTGGCAGGACCGCAGATGCCGTCCACGGCCAGCTTGTGCTTCTCCTGCGCTTTCAGCAGGGCGTTTTCGGTTTTTTCTCCAAAAATGCCGTCCGGGGTCAGCCCCAGCAGCCGCTGGAGCATTTTTGTGGCCGCTCTGTTTGCATCCCCGGTACAACCCCGGCGGATGGTCGGCAGAATGAATTTCAGGTATGTGGTAGACGGATAGTGCTTCGCTGCATCACACAGCCACGTTGCCTTTGCGTTGCGGGTGTCCGCATGGACAAAAGCATAGTTGCCGTACCAGTAGATACCCACACCACCGAAGCCAGCTTCCACCGCCAAGATGCCAAGCGCTACCGGGTTCAGTCCGCGATCTTTGAGTCGCCAGTCCGCAGCCATTCCAAAGCGGTGCTTACTGTTCGGACTACCGCCCACGGTTTTGCTGGCATTGTGCGTGATGCAACGGTATCCGCTGGTGATCTTGATGGGCTGACCCACCTTATCCCGGATGATCTGGAGCTTCTCAGCAAGTTCCAGATCCACCTTTTGCTCACCGCATCCACACGGACACTGAAATTCCGACCGCGCAAAATCTTTGGTCAGCGCAGTTTTGTCCCCGCGCTGAAACGAAATAATGCTCATCTAAAACACCCCCTAAAAACCGAGTTGCGTGAACACATATCCGAGAAAAACGCCGATGACCGCTGTCACAACGTACCCAACGGCCTTGCGCCACATTTCACCGTCACGGTCTTCCAGCGTTTCCAGCCGCTTGCCCTGTTTCTCCTGCTCCTTGACCATGCTTTCCATACTCAAGGCCAGTTTTTCAACAGAGGTAGACAACGCGCCCATTTTGCTCACGCTTTCCTCCAGCAGTGCAATCCGCCTGTCCTGACGGGAGTTTTCTTCTTCGAGCCGCCGCCTGAATTCTTCATGCTCGGCCCTTGTGATAGGCTGGTCCATCCGAACCTCCTTTTGATTTTTTACAAAAAAACAGGGGGCAAAGCCCCCTGTTCGGTCTCACAAGCTGGTTACTGAACCAGCGCGGCGATTGCCTGCAAATCAAAAATCGGAGCATCAAAAAACGCTCTCGCCCACAGCCAGTAGTCTTCGGTCTCCGGGCGGCGGTACTTTTGGCAGAGTGCCGATGCCCAAACCCGGTTCCAGCGGGTCTGATAGTCCGCATCCCGACGCTCAAGGCTCCGCTGGATGTTTCCTACCAGATCCCCGCGCAGGGTGCCGTTACCGTCATCATCCTGCACAAAGCAGTCCATGCCGTTCTGGCTCCCCACAGCACACACACGCTGGTTTTTGTGCATAAGAAAACCGTCCTGACAGGTCAGGGCGGTTCCATAAGGAATATTCACTTTTCCATCTATGCCGTCGAAGCGCGCCCGGCGGCGGGCGATAAAGCGTTCATGCTCCACCATGGGTTAGACCTGCTCTTTCTTCTCGGCGAGCATACCGGTCAGCTCGGAGTAGTGCTCATCGGTCAGTTTGCCGGCGGCGTAGAAAATATCGATCTTCTCCGCCAGACCATCGGTACTGCCGCGCTCGATCATGCGCTTGCAGGTGCGATACAGAACCATTTCCGTTGCTTTGCTCATTGCGTTTTCCTCCTATCAGGTATTCTCAGTGTCATCCGTATCGGAGACATTCAACTCCAGAAGGGTCAGGCGATAAGCCTGATCCACGTTCATCTCGTCGGCATCCTCGATGGCACTTTTGGATTCCATGATCCAGCTGCCGATGTCGGTCTGCTCCAGCATGACCGTTTCCAGCTCATCGCCCATCTGATCGCGGTCGAACAGCTGGTACGGCGTCCCGGCATAAGAAATGCCCGAAGCATCAGGCTCCGGGCAGAGGATATAACAGCCGTT